CATTTTCTATTCTAAACAGTTTTTTATCAAATTTAAACGGGTCATAAGTTACAGCAATAACAGCTCCCGCTTTAAGTAATAAACCTTTTTGACCTACAGTAAATGAAATTTCTTTACTAAATCTTGACTGAATTAATTCTTTTTCTACACTTATTCTAGCATTATAATAGTTTGTTATTCCTGAAACAGTATAACTTGCAGTTTTTACTAAGCCTCTATCTGCTTTTACAAAATCTGAATTAAAGAAACTAACTGCTCGAGTACTCCAATTATTTTGAGGATCAAATATACTAGCTTTCATTGTATTTTTAGCATTTCTTGCAGAATCGTCATTTAAAGATATAGCTCCAATAATATCTGTATTATCTATATATTCTGGATTTACATTTTCATCATAAGTTATAGAATTAAATGTATTTTGAATTTGCGGAGCTGATGTTTGAGTTTCAACATCTAAATTATATTTACCATTTGCATAGCTTAATATTCCATTAAAATGAGTTAGAAAAGTATTTACATTTTGAAAAACAGATTTAGTACTATCAATTATAAGGTTAGTTTGATGACGTGTTACCCACATTTGGTCGTGACTTTCCCAACCTAAATATCTCCAATATTTTATAAAGTCTGCATCATATAAACTATACTCTACCTCTTTACTTACATCCCAAGTAATGCTACCAGTAGAAGAACCTCTTTTATATATTGCCAAAGATTGATTTGTAATATATGTAAAACCGTTTTGTGTGCCACTATGATTAGGAAAACCTCCTACAGAATAATTTACACTATTAGCAGCACTAGCATCAGTAACTCTATAAAAATTTCCTGTTTCTGTATAAACTATGTCGCCTAAAACATAGTCTGTATAATTATTGTATTTTCTTGAAAATTTTCCTGATACATCCATAAAAGTTACTTTTGTGTTTCCATCTACAACTTCTTTTGATGATACTATTCCTGACACTGTTGTTGCTGAACTACTATTACCGTCTACTGTTAAGTAATACTCATCTCCAACAGTCACAGCTTGACTACTTCCTACTAAAGTTATTGTTACATCTGAACGAGTATCACAAAGTCTGGCTGAAGTTATAAAACTTTCTAAATTTATGTCATTATCAAGGTCTAAGTCTTTTCCATATCCTTTATTAGAAATATAATCAAGTAACTGCATTGCTGGATTATTGGAAGCTCTTCTATCTCCTTTTGTACTACTTATAGTATAAGTTAATCCATCATCAAAAGCTTGTTCTGTTAAAGTAAAAAATGGAGTATCTAATACTATTAAATCAAATGCAGGAGTAAAGGAAGTAATTACTCTAGATTCTCCTGTTTCGTTTAGAGTTATTGTTTCTCCAACTAAATCACTAGCAATTGTTATTGCTTGTATAGTTGAGTTAGTTAATGTAAATGCCGTTGCTCTAAGTACTTCTATGCTTGTTAAATTGGCTCCTGTACTTGCTATTCCTGCATACCCTGTAAGTCCTGTAAAAGTGATTGTATTTCCGCTCCAAGTTCCTGAAATTACTTGTTGTTCTAAACCATCTAAATGTGTTGCATTATTTAAAAATACTTGATAGTTCATCATACCAGAAGTAGCAGAATAAGGAAAACCAGCCTTTAATACAGTAGCATCATTAGCGCTAAAGGTCATTGTTAGAGTTCCGCTACTATCACTTACACTTGTAGGATTAAATTTATTTAAATTTAGTGACGCATTTTCTACTACTTTTGCATTATATGTTCTCATATGCCAGTAGTTAGAAGTATTTGCTTGTTTTAATCTTAAATAAGGATAAGAAGGTACTCCATCATTATACCCTAAGTCAGGTTTTTTATCTAATCTAAATCTATAAAACTGGTTGCCATCTGCACCTGTCCAAACATATTTATCTAGTATTCTAAAAGAAGTATTCGAACTTCCTACTGAAGTAGCAGTACTATAACTTGAGCCATTTGTACTTCTTTCTACAGTTACAAGGTCTCCTTGTAAAAAATTACTGTGTGAGTCACTACTACTTAGCGCAGGCTCATAAGTATTATCATAATTATAACATTCTACTAGCTTTCCTTTAACAACATATTCTAACTCAGGTACTGTTGTTTGGTCTTCATTGATAGTAGTGAGAGTAACAACATATGCAGTATCTAATAATCTGTGATTTGTAGACCAGTAAGGTAAAGTTCCTTCGTAGTAATCATTCTGTCTTTTAAATCCGTTTGCCTGTGCTTTACTAACTAATAAATTTGCTGCTCTTTGGTCTGATTTTCCAGAGTAAAAATGAAACTCCATATTATAGGGATGCTGAATACTTCCCATTTGCTCATGATAAAGACCTCTAGCATCTCTTGTTCCTGTAACTAATCCTGCGTCTCCTTCTGTAATTTCTTTATATATTTGATTTAATTCATATAACTCTCCTCTAAGTTCTAGAATCTCTTCTGAAGCAGTTGCACTACTATTGCTATTTTCTAATGATCTTATTGCTCTATTAAGTTGACTAATTGCAGCTAGTAATGCGGTTGTTCCTCCAGGATAAGAAGTTCCTGCTCCGCCTAAAGTGTCTCCTTTATCTGCTCTTCCATAACATTGTAATTGAGAATTATCTTTATCTGTTCCATTTGTTGCATTTCTTAAATCAAAATCTCCTTTGTCGGTACAAATTAAAGGGGCGCCATCTATATAGACATTATAAATTCCGTGTACTTCTCCTTCTGAAATTGCATAAGCTACATATACTTTTTTGGAGTCATTTTTGTCTGTATCAGCAAAAATAGGTATACCATTTATTCTTTGAACACCGTATACTATAGGTAAATGTTTTCCTTGCAAGTTAATACTTAAATCAACTTCATTATCAACTTGATATTTTTCTTCTACAGTATAATATTTTCTTCCGCCAAACAAACCCGCTGGACCACCTCTTCTCTTTGATTTCATTTTAAAACGACTTTCTGTTGTTTGATAAATTGCTATCTGATTCAATGTTGTTTCAGAGTGTAAAAATCCTAAATCTGTTGCATACTCTGGTCTTATTGCCATATTTGGTTGAGGTCTAGATTTTCCATCTAATGCTCTATGTATCTCGTCACTTGTTATTCTTCCATTAATTTGGTTGAAGTCTGCCCAATGACTTGAAAGTGCCCATTTAACTCTTGAAGAGGTTTCGTTTTCGTTTAAATTACATTTTGCAATTATACCTCTAAAGATAAGTATGCTTGAGTTTCCTGCAAGGTCTCCTGTTTCAGGGTCAATAAATACTTTATGAATAAATACTTCTCTATTTAGAAAAGAAGGATTTGCAAGTGTAGAAACTAATCTTTCGTTTGTGATTGCACTTAGTTCGTCTGATTCTAAAGAAATAGTTACTTGAGTGTTTGAATCTGTTGGATAAGTAATGGTGTCGTCAGTATCATTACCTGTAGGAGTTAATGCTATAACGGTATTGTTTGTTGTAAAACCTGTGATGATATAAGTAAGTGTAGAAACTCCAGTAGAAAAATTACCTGAACTTTTTGTAAACTTTATTTTATCGCCTTCTCTAAATCCTTCTTCTACAAAGTCTACAGGCTCTCCCTTATAAATTTCTGTCGTTGCTGTGAAAACTCCATTAGTAAACGTTCCATTTAAAACTACAGAAGTTCCTAAATGTTCGCCTGCAAACGTAAGAGACATATTTGTAGCTCTTGGTGTAGTTGTTTCTGAATAACTACCTACATTTAGTATTCTATTTGCTCTATAAACCTGTGAACTGTTTGAGTTTCCGTCTTGGTCAGTTGAACCATCATCGAAAGAAATATCGCGAGGGCCGTCTGTGTAGTATGCATATCTATTTGCATTTGTTCTAAATTTATCTGTCTGTGAATCAGGTGCAAAAGGTCTCTCAAATTTTACAAGATGAGCATACTCAAAATCAGAATTACTGACCAGTATTTGTTCTATAGCTGTATTGATACTTTTCTTTGCCATTATGGTTGAGCCTCCTCTAAATTAAGACTAAATGTATATAGGTTATTTACTCCAAGAGAGTACTCTTGAACATCTGAAGTTTGTACAACTCGAAATAATGGATTTGTATATGTAATCGTAGAATTATCTGCAACTCCTTTTTCAACAGATGGAGTAACATAAAGTCTTCTCTTATCTGTAGAGTTTAAAGCTGAATCGCTGGATAACTTATTCGTATTTGTATGAACTTTTATAATTTGATATGCTTTTTTATGATTTGAATTTCCAGAATCTGAGAAATTTATCATGTCACCTGGACGTAATCCTCCAGTGACACTGTCCATTCCATCTATTAAAAAATTTGTATCGCCTGATGTTATACTACCCAAAACTGAAATTGTTCCACTCGTTGCCGTTCTCGGTGACGCGTATTGTGGTAATGCAACAAAGAAAGGTTTTAAACGCCCTCTTTTTTCTAATAAAAAATTATACACAGGTTCAAATTGGTCACGAGTCATAGGATTGTAAGTTATTTGTACTTTCCATCTATGAGCTACGATTGCTCTTGTAATTACTCTTCCGCTGTTTGTTCTACTGATTGTAGTTGGTTGCTCACTTGTAAACTTGACACTTTTGAATCCAGGACCTGTTACAGTTGTATTGGAAGTAGAACCGTCTTCTGCTATACCATAATTTGGGTCAGGTAATCTATTTGCAAAACTAGTAAATGTTGCCATTAGCTTTTACTCCCATAAGCCATTGGGTCTACTTGCGTTAAAAAGTCTTCTCCATTTTCGTTGGCTGCTTCTCTTATCATTCTTATAATGTTTCCTCTCTGATTTACTAATAAGTCCTCTACTCCAGTTGCATCAACTGCATTGATTGTAAAGTTTACGTTTGTTTCTCCGCCAAGTGCAAAGTTTGGTGTAATGTCTACTGGGTCTGCAGGAGTAATAATCTCTGGGCCTCTTTCTCCAACTACGATACCTTCTCCGCCATTTGCGTAGCCTTTTCTACCCATAGCTCCACCGGCTCCCCCAAGATTATTTCCGCTTGTTGAACCTCCTCTTAAGTAGTCAAGTTCTCCGCCTGTAGTTTGCTTAGATACATCTACATTGCTCGATCTAGAGCCTATACTTAATGCAGTACTTGGAGCTGTAGGGGTGTCTGAAGAACCTCCTTGAAACTGTAATTTAGAAATTAAAGCTACTTGTGCTGCTCCAATTGTACCCATCATAGCCATAAGAGCTACTGCTAATCCTGTAGTTGGGGGTATTAATAAAGGTATTGTTGCTGCTATACCTGAGGCTGTGGAAGCTATAGCTTGTGCAATCATAAGTTTTTTATTTACCTCGAAAGCTTTTCTTTGGACTTTCTCTTTTTGCTTTTCCATCTGTTTTATTCTTTCAACAGACTCTTTTGATTTTCCGTCTTTTCTTTTCTCAGCATCAATTAATTTATCTATATCATTTACTTGTTGTTCTGCATTTGCACTTACTATTGATTGTATGCCAGATAAAGCGCCACCAACTGCTGTTAATACTGCTGCTGTTTTTTCTGCTCCTGTCTCTGCTGCTGCAAAAGTTGCTCCGAAATTTTGTCCTAAGTCTATCATATTTGAACCTACTTCAGCTAAAGCAGATAGTAATACACCATCTTTTCCTAATGTTTCTTCTATGGATTTAGATAGTCTCATCATATCCTCTTCCATCATATTTATTACTGCAGACCTCTTTTGAGCATCAGTTAAGAGTGGTATATCATTTCCTTCTTCATCTTTCTTTGTGGAGGTGATTAAATTAACTGAAGCAAATCTATTATTTAAACTTTTAAAGAGGTTATCACCAAAATCAGACCCAGGATTTAACTTGTTTATTAAATCTAAAAGTTTGGTTGCCATTGTATCTACTTGGTTTCCAAATTTTAAGCCTATTGCGTCAAGAGCATTTTTTTGTGCGTCTGATAAGTTTGTTAAATCATTAGCAAAATTTGTAGATATTTCTGTTACTGTTGAGCCTGTTTCTTCGCTTATGGATTTTAGTTGACCATCTACAGCATTCATTGCATCGAGGATAGCTAGTGCAGTAATATCAAATTGGCCTTGAGTCAATCGCCCTCTTTGAAACATTAAATTAGTTTTGACAAGTTCACCTTCTAAGGCTATTTTTGTAGCTTCAAGTGTAGTTCTTAATTGGTCTTTGTTTGCTTTTTTCTTTGCATTAATAATAGCATTTTCGCTACTTTCAATGGTTGCCATTGTTTGTAAGTCAGCTTTCATAATAGCAAATTTATTTTTTACTATATCTTTTTCTATTTTTTCTTTTTGTTTTAAAGTGCTGCTCTCTAGTGTAATTTGTTTTAGTAAAACTGCCGCTTGTCTAACAGGGCTTAAAGATGTTGAACCTGTTTCACTAAATTGTGCTATTTTTGCCTGTAGCTCTACTTGTTTCATTTTTTCTTTATTAAGACTTTCTTCATATCCTAATAAAGTTTTTTGAACCTCTGCTTTTTGTAATAATAGTCTAAATTCTTCTGTCGCAGTAACAAACTTTTGTTTCAATTCAAGATTCTCTAATTCTTGTAAAGCATTTAGAGCTGCTTGAACTGCAGCTATGTTTTCTTTAGTAACTTTTTCATTTCCAAGCAAGGTTTTCTTTTTACTTAACTCTAACATCTCTTCTCTAGTTAAACTCGTACTTTTTTCTGCTGACCTAATTTGAAACTCTAGTCCTTCTCTTTGTATTTCAACCTCTTGTTGTTTTAATTGAAAAGTTCTATCAACTGCACCTTCTGATACTTTTGTTAAACTTGAAATAGATTGCTGGAGTGTTTTAATTTCTGCTAATTCTTGTTTCTGTCTTATTAAAACTTCTTGTTGTCTAAAGTAGGAATCCTCTATATCTTGTAGTATTTGCCTTTTTACTTTATCTTCTATATTTATTGATTTTAATATTGTTCTTTGGTCTTCTGTAGCTAAAGATAATATGGCAGTATCATTTGCTATTTCGGCTAATACATTTTTTCTTTCTTTTTCAGAAAGTAGGGCGCTTTCAAGAACTGTATTTAATTGTCTAAAAGTCGCTAAAGGTTTGTCAACATCGGTCTTTACAATTAAGCTGTTAGAAAATGCTCTTGCGGAGTCTCTAGCTCCGTCAATAGCTGATCTAATATTTTTAAATCCTTCTGCTTCCTCTTTTTGTCTATCAAGTATAGCTTGTCTTGCTGTGTTGTCGTCCTCTTCTCCTCTAGTTAAAGCTGCTGCATCTAATTGTGCAAAGAGTCTTTTCATTTCTGGAGTTAACATATCACTCTGAGCTCTTATAGTTTCTATAATCTCATCTGTATTTCTTTTAATTTTTCTTTTTGTGCCGCCGCCAAATAATGCAGGTAATTTTTCTCCCCAGAATTGTGCCCAACCCGTAGCATTTTTTGTATATTCATCAAAAGCTTTAATTTGTTCATCAAGTGCTTGTATAGTTTCATATATACTATTTTTAAAAGCTTCTGTACCTTGATTAACTGCTTTGAAGTTTCCTTCTCCTAATAGCTTCATTTGTTCATTAACATGCTCAATTCTATCAGGCAACAGTTTCATGGCGCTGTTCATTTCTTTTGTCGCATTTGTTAAATTTTCAGCTTCTTCACTGCCTACTCCAAAAAATCTATTAACGGCTTGAAGTACAGGTAAGATCATTAAAAATACAGTTAAAGGGCCCATTATTGCTGTCCAAAGAGCTTGAAATGATGTTGCTAAAGATATTGCGCTTGCTTTTAATGCGAACATTCCTGCTCTTAAGTTTGCAGAAGCTTTACCAAAAAACCCAGTTGCTCTAGTTGTTGCTATAATATTATTTTTAACAATGGTGAATTCTTTACCTACTTGTTTTAAAGATGCTAATAGTCCTTTATTACTTGCAATTACTTGTACGTTTGCAAGTCTTTCTGCTGTCATTGCTTTTATTTTTGTTTGTATTGCTGTTCTATCTGCTTCTTTTCCTCTAACAGGCCCTGTAAATGGGTCGACTTTATCTTTATCTATAGCTCTGATTTGTTCTAAAATAATTTTTTCTTGTTTTAACATTGAGAGTTCTTTCATGACTTCTTCATTTTTCTCTCTTTGTTTCAAGCCTCTAGGATTTTCTATATCTGCTATTCTTTTATTTACAAGTTCTAGTCTTCCTTTAGCGGCTATTTCTTTTTGAAGGGCTGCTTCTATTCTTTTCGAAGCGTCTCTACCTCCTACCCCTATACTACTTGTTTTAGTATCTTTCTGAATTTGAAGTCTTTCAGTTTCAAGTTGTTGTCTTCGTAAAGCTTGTTGTGCTTTTGCTTCTGCATTAATTAAAGCTATTTTAGCATTAGATTGTTTTTGCTGTTCTGCTGCTGCTTTTCTTGCTGCAACAGCATTTTCTACTGTTCTTGCAGTAAATTGAGTCATAGCTGGAATAGCCATTCTTAATAGTGTTGTTCCTACTGCAGTAAAAATTAAAGTAAATATTAATTTATTTTCCGCAAGAAGATTTATTAAAGGAGTTATAGCATTATTTGCAAAAGATAAAATATCTTGCGTTAAATCAGCAAAAGTAGTTTGTAATTTAGCAAAAGCATCAATTTCAATATCTTCAAAGACTTGGAATTTTTGCTCTCCTTGTTCTAATGCTTCATTTAGAAATGCTTGACGTTTTTGAAACTCTGTTAAATCTCCGACTGCAACACCTAGATCTGCAGCATATTTTGAAGCTGCTTCATTTACACGAACAAATAAACCAATTTCGTCTAAAAGTTCTGGTTCAACTTTAATAACACCACGAAAGATTCTATCAAGAGCATCTGGAAGGTTTCTACCTAAAGAGATAGCGGCATTTTTTGCAACTGCACCTAGTCTTTCAATTTCAGGCCCACCAAATCCAGCACTTGTTGCTAAAGATACGGAACGTAAAGATTCTGCAAAACTTAAACCAAATCCAGCAGCTTCTTGTAAGTCTCTTGCTACACTTTTTATACCTTTTCCTGATACAACTTCTAATCTTTCTATGGATTCAGTTAAAGTATCTATTTGAGCAGAACGAGATAAAATACCAAAAGCAGCCGTTAAAGCAAAAACGTTAGCAGCAAGTAAAGCATAAGCACGAACAAGGCCCCCTGAGCCTCCTCCGCCTTCGAGACCTTGTTGCATTTTTGAAAAGTTTTTAGAAACATTTGAAGACATATTTGCAGTGCCTTTCATGCCTCTATCTGCAGAAATATTTGAATTAGCTAATTTTTGATTACCTTGAGAAGCTTTTCTTTGAGATGCTGCAAGTTTATCAAGCTCTTTTCTAGTGCCTGTTATATTTACTCCATTAACTTCAACAGTTATTTTATTGCTGCCTTTTGCCATTATTTTTTATTTTTTAATCTATCAGTCTCAGCTTTTATTCTTTTCTGAGAGTCTTTGATAGCTCTGCTGTCTAACCACAGTATAGTGTTAAATACATAATCTATTTGATGCTTTTGTATATTATAGTGTTTTATTAAAAAATCAAAAGTAGTAAAATCTTTTCCAACATACCCAACATCTCCATATACTCTATCTCCTAAAGAATTGAAAATATTGAAAATTGATACTACTATATCCGGAAAATCCTCCCAGTCAGGAGGGCATTTTTCCCAATCTATCTCTTGCCCAGTTTGCTCACACATCATGAGATACTGGTCCTTAGTCATACCTATTTGTTGATTATTTAGATATACTTCCAGTCTCTTTTTTATTAGTTCCTGACTGTTTGCTACGAAAGTTTTCTAAATCAAAGACTACCTCGTTGAGCCAATTATCAAATTCCGATGAATTTTCTACAAGCACTAGAGCATTTTCTAATGTATACTCCATTTCATCTTCTAAATTTTGACCTTTTAAATCTACAAGTATTAAATCTTCTAAATATGAAAGTTTTAATCCTTTCCAACTTTTTACAGTTGCTTCTGAAAATTCTTTTACGAACTTTTCATCGTCAAGAGTTTCTTCAAAAGCTCTTGTTTTTCTGTTGAACTTGCTTTGAGTACACTTTTTTCTTAAGTTTACTAATTCTTTTCTAGATAAATTCGCAAGTTCTACTTCAAATCCATCTAAGCCTGGGAATTCTACCCAAGTTGTTTTACTGTCTACCAGTAATGATTTTAAATCCATTTTGTTTTTTCTCCTAATATGTTATAATGGTTCCTAAATTTGCAGGACTATTAACTAATCGAAAGTCAAAAGTCTGCGTGTATGCTTCAGCAACATTACTTCTTTTTGTAAACATACATCCTGTAAGGTTAGCGTTTAAAAAAGTACTATCATTTACGATGGTTTTTACTGCTACGTTTGCTGAAGTATCAAAAGATTGAAAAGTGCTAGAATTATTACTTGTTAAATATTGTGTAATATTTCCGCTTACTACTCTATCTCCTAATGTATAAGTTGTCGGGTACATTGCATTACTTACTGAAGTAACTGACAAACTATTTTGTAAAGTCTCAAAAGGAGTCCAATTGATATTGTTTTGCACTTGTAAAGTGGCGGTTGCTAGATTTGGTACATCTGTTGAATCTACCTCTACATCTAACAAAGATAGGGTGGGAGTTCTAGTCGAACTGGCGTTTACCAGTGAACCTGGCAACGAATAGCTAGCATTTCCTACTCTACTCAATTGTTTTGCTTGTCCACTTACAGTTAATATAAGTGGCGAGCCTTTTGCTAAATTAAACTCTCCTTGAGTTATTACACACCCTTCTAATTTAAAGGTGCTTTCTCCTGTCACGATATACAAGTCAAAAGATTTTAGTAATTGTTCTCCATTGCTTGTATCATAATCAGTTAAAAGACTTTTTACAATTGATTCATCTTTCTCTTGAGTTAGATGAACTGCAAAACTAAAGTTTGCAGGATTTGCTTTTGTTACGCTTGTTCCCTGAAACATCTTTGTTTGATCGTGCAAAGTCTTAACTTCGTATGCATCTTCCGCAAATGTTTGTGAGAACGACACTTCAGGAGTCGTCTTTAATAAGTAACGACTCCCGTTGTGTACAATGTGTACACTACTTTCTCGAAGTAGATTGTACGCTGTCATTGTTATACAGTATAGTCTGTTGCATAAGTAGAGTCTGAATGAGTAGTTGAACCTTTATATTTAACTGTCATTTCATCCCCTGTTAACAGGTCTGTACCTTGAGCAGCAAATTCAACAGTTGTTGATATAATATCTGCTGTTTCAATAGTAGGTATCTGTAAGTGAGCTTTTGGTAAGTCAAATTCAACTACTGGAACTGAAGAAGAACCACCGCCCATAAATAGACTCATGTCAAATTCGTTGTTAACTAAGTCAGTAGCTGCTGTTAAGTCAGATAATAACTGGTTAGAACCATTTGATTTAGTATCTAGATACATTGTTAAAGAGCCAGTAATTTGTCTAGCACCTGTAAAAGAACCTACTGGTACATCCACAAGACCTAAAGTTTCTGGCGTTACATAAGTAATATTATTAGCAATAGTTAGTGAACCGCCTGTAATATTTATATCATAAGTAATAGCAGAACCTGAACCGCCAACTTCTAATACATTAGCACTATTTCGTGCGTGACTCAAAGTTAATGTTGATAATTTATTTCTTAAATAATCCGCATCATTAGGTGCAGTTGTATCTACATAGTTATATGCTTCAGTATAAGCTGTAGCTGTACTTGTAGAATCTGTAGCATCTGTAGCGCTTGTTCTAGTTACAATTAATGCTTTAGAAGGGTCTTCTATAGCTGTTGACACTTGGTCAATAGTTGTAGCATTTCCTGACCATGTGATAGTAGCGATACCATCAATTGAAAAGTCAATTTCTGCTTGGTTTACTTGACACTCATTTAGTCTGTAAGTTGTATTTTCTAATGCAAAGAAAATAGACATTTTTAATAGTTCGTGGTGGTCTGACCTTGCGAAAGATACATCTGCATCTGTTCCGTCACATACAACCGCCGGGTCACTTGCCGTTCCTGATGGATTGGCTCCTGTAACACTAGCTCCTGCAATAGCTGCCCATAAAATGTTTTCACACATATCCATTACGTCAGTTGATCTATGACTGCTTGAACCATGCTTATAAGGTCTTACGTAAGTACCGAAAGACCATTCTGCTGGTGGTAAAGAGTCATTAAATCTTTTTGAGCCTCTATTTGGCGATGCACCTGCTTCACTGATTGTTACATCAGTAGCGTCACTTCCTTGTGAGAAACTATAGCCATCTAATACACCAATTTTAAATGTATTTGCAGCTGTTCCATTTCCTTTAAAAAGACCTGTTGGTAGTCTACTACCATCTGTAGTAGTACTAACAGTAGTTCCTTTTACTACTGCTGTGAAATCAGTTTCACTGCCGTGATCGCTGCCGTTATTTAAGGTTCCTGTAACTGTATCGTTATCAGCATATCCTGTTCCTCTAAAGTTGTTAGGAATTGCTACAGAAGTAACAGCACCTGAATTAACTGAAGCAACGATTACTCTTAATCCTGAGCCAGTACCGCTTGTTGTGCCCATAGTGATTACATCGCCTACTGCGTAGCCACTTCCACCTGAGCCAAAATTATCCAAACTCACAACAGAGCCACCACTTGCGTGTACTCCATTACCTGTTGAGACAAATACCGAGGTATTTCTTGATAGATTTAAAGCCATTTTGCTTATCTCCTATATTTACTTTGGAAAGGGTTTAGCTAGAATTTTCTGCTTTACCTGTTTCCTAATATCGTATTTCAACTACTATTTCGCCTATACCTAAAGGAGAAATTACTCCTTCATCTGTGCCTATTGATTGAATAGTTATAGATGTTGTTTGTAGGTTTGGCGATACAGTATCGTCATACACTAGTATGTCATTATCATCGATTACTCTTTCGATGTCTTCGAGTAATAGTGACAAAACTTCTTGAGGGTCATTTGCATCTTCTACATATGCCCTAATTGTTACTGTTAAAAATCTCCATTTAAACCCTCCAGGCTGATACTGTCGTATTTCGTCGCCTGCTACAACACATACTTTTGGGTATTGTTGTATTTCATCTAAAAATACTAAATGTGAATCAGCATTTTGAAAGACGTTTGAATTAAAAGGATGATTCCCATCAATTTCTTTAAATTTGTTAACAAGAGCTTCGGCTATTTTCTTTCTTTGTGTTCTGTATGCCATTATACTCTCCTAAGTGTAAATTTTTTCTCGGTATACTTTAAAGCTAAGTTTCTTATGCTTTTAGCTATTAAAGGTTTTGGATTATATCCTGAAGGCCATTGTTTACTACCTAAATTTTCAAAAGTTGAGTAAACTCCTCTTTTATTTTTACTTTGTCCTCCACCTGTTAAAGTATAAGTATATTCACCTGTTAATGTTTTTCCTGTATCTCTTAAACTTAAAAGTCTAGCACTATTTGAAAATTGTCCTGTTCTATTTATTAGTGCAGGTCTTCCCATATTTCTTCTAACCTCTGCACCTAAACTTCTGTTAATATTAAATTTAATTTTATTAAGAGAAAGTGCCTCGTCATCAGTTGACTTACCTATAGAAGCAGTTGTTAGTATTTTATTTTGAGCTTCTAATTGTTTTGCAATTACAGCTGCTCCTGTTCCAACTTTTCTTGCTTTAGTAGTTATTTTTTGAGTATCAACAGATGTTTTTACTCTTGTTTTTCCTTTAGTTGTTTTTTTATAAGTTCTTTTCTTTTTACCTACTGCAGCTTCTACTAATTGTTCTCCTAACTCTTTCCCAATGCTTTTAGAACCTGTAATGCTAGTAATATCTGCTTCGCCTAATGCTTTTGCTAAGTCAGAACTCATTCCTTGAGCAGTTCCAGATACTAAAGCTTTTCTCATTGCTCCCAGTGTTTTTTGTTTGACTCCTTTAATATCTTTGTTTAAATCTTCTGTTTCAATTTGATATCTTGCAAGAGTTCCATCATTTAATTTTAAGTCTAACTGTTTTAGATGGCTTATATCTATATGTCCATCTTTTTTCATATCTTTTAATTTAGCAACTATTTGTTTATTTTCTAAATCATTTTTCTTTTCTGCTTGAGAGATAACATGTCCTACAGCTCTTAATTTTCTTAGTCTTTCAGCTGTTATTTGTTGTTTTCTGTAGAAAGCTGTATTTGCTTCTCCTTTTGCTTCTAGTTCTAATAGTCCGCTTTGTATTGCCATTATAGTCAAAGAGATAGAAACATTAATAGGCTCCATTGTTTTATGTCCTATATTCCACTGTGTAGGCAGTGCAGACCCTGCTCTTTTTAAATGTCCTGCTAATTGAGCTAGTGCAGAACTTAGTTGTTTTTGAGTTGCTTCGCCTGTTAATCTTTTATATGCTTTCATTACTTCAGGGTCATTACTTAACCCTGTTGCAGCAAGAGAATCGTTTAACTCTCTAAAAAATCCTTCACTTCCTTCTAATCTACCTAGCTGAACATTTCTAAGTTGTTTTCCTAAATCTGTTGCAGTTTTTCCTATATTTTTTGCTTGTTCTTGGACTAACTTTTCATAACTTATTCCAGTATTTTTATCTCTAGATAAATACTTGAACTTAAATTTATCTGCCATTACTTATGAATTTTATAAAAATCCAATATACGCTTAATATGGTCAGGAAAACCTATGTTTTCTCTTAAACTTGTTGATACAGGATTTTGTATCTGTGCACCTGAAATAGTTAAGTTTTGTTTTCTTTCGTCTTTTAAATAGTACTTAACTAAATCAAAACATGCTAGTTTTAAATCTTGTGGTGTTGCTGAATATCCTGACTTGTATACTACTTTTACTGCTCTTCTTCCTTGTGGAAACATTTTGTCTCCTGTTGCAGTAGTTCTAAATATAGTATCTGCATTGTAATCTACTACGTAGTCATACTTTCCGCTTGAGTCTGAATTTTCAAATATTAGAGTCGTATATGAGTCTGATTGATTCTTTCTTTCTTCAACTGAAGTCACGCTCACGATTGGACTCTCATCGAGTATTATTGCATTAGTGTATTTATCCTTAATATCGTAGTATTCGGTCTTATCACTAGAATAATAGTCTATAAAACTTGTGCCGCAGTATGTTTTTACTGCTTGGCTAATAGCAGGTATGATGACATTAATCTTCGCATTCTCACTTTCTCCAGTAAGTCCAGCGAAGTTTTTGTATTCTCTTAATGTTATTAAATCTGCCATAATTAAAAAGAGGGAGTGTTAGGTACACTCCCTGAAACCTTTAGCTTGTTAAGGTTAAACTTATGAAGCTTTATACATCCAAGCCCATTTAGAAGTTGCACCGTCAATTAAGTCAGTGAATCCTAATCTCTGAGAAGCCACTAAGACTCTTCTTTGATTAATTACTTCGTAGTCTGATTCTACTGTTACGCCTCTTAATCTTGGCATTACATAGTTTCTTGGGTTAACAGCGATAGCTGCGAACTTAGCAGTTGCTGGTGTAGCGAATTCATCACAAAGAAGAACTCTTGAACCGAACACTTGTCCGATTTCACCAGATAACTTAGTTGCCATGTCGCCAACTAGGTTAGCATCTTGGAACTCAGCATCTTCTAGTAGTTCGTAGTATGATCTTTGTGAAACAATATACACTACTTCACTTGGGTTCACACCATATTTACCCATATTCTTTCTCATTTCAAGTAAGTCAGTTGCTACAATTTTATCAGTTGCAAAAGCAGTTGCTGATTGTGTGTAGTCACTGTCAGTTCTTGCTAAGTGTAGTAAACCTTCGAAAGAAGCTCCGCCAGTGCCAAATACACCGTCAGCATCATCACCAGCTAGGACTGAGTTTTCAATTGCTCTAGCGTGTGATCTTACCATTGATTCTCTAATTAAAGGAAGGATTGGTAAGATTGCATCTTCTTCAGTTTCATTACCTAGGAATGATTGAGAGATAAGTTTTTTAGTTGAAAGAGTTCTTTCAGCCATACTAACCCCAGCATCATCACCATAAGTAGCAGATCTCATATCTAAGTTGTCATTTGATACAGCAGAACCTGCAGTAAATTCAGCATAGCCACTATCTGGTAAGATTGGGATAATCATGTTTGCAGAAGTCATTGGCACTTCTCTAAATAGAGGAGCTAAGACTAATTCATTTTGAATATCTCTTTCAATGTTAGTTGAAACGATTTGCTCGAAATCAGCTGATGAAACTTGAACACCTGAATGAGTGTTAACTTTTTCCATCACATTTTTAGCAACTTCACTGTCCCATCCTTTACCAGTAGCTAAACCAGCAAATTTTGCGTCAACGATATCTTGCTCAAAAGTTTTCTTCCAATCGCCTTGACCGTTTCTGTCTGAGAAATGTCTTTTTGACTCTCTCATTTTTACGATTTCTTCTGATTTCTCAGCTAGTTGAGATTCGAGTCCTTTAACAACTTGCTCTAAGTTAGAGTAGTCTTCTTTAACTCTAGACTCAACATCATTCATGAGCTTTTCAGCTCCTGTTAGTCCAGCTTCAACTATAGTTTTAGTTTTTTCCTGATCTGCTTCTTCAGCAGCTTTTTGAACTTCCGCTTCGTCAGTTGCTTTTTGAGCAGCTTCTTCTGCAGCCTTCTGTTCAGCAGCTTTTTGTTCAGCTTGTTTCATTGCAATTTCAGCAGCTGTATCAGCAGCTACTTGCTTTGCGAATGCCTCAAGATTGAACTCTGAGTTGCTTTCAGGAGATTTATTTTCTTTTGACATATTTGTCTCCATGTTGTGGGATTCCTCCCTTCCTGGCTGCTCAACATTAACAGCGTCTGCTGATTCTGCTGGGTTAGCCTTATAAAAAGTTTGCTTGTACTTGTTGTATTCTTCCATACTATCAAATGATTTGCTTAAACCAAAGGTTGCCCCTTGATTGCAAGGCACTGATACTACAGAAACTTCAAAAAGCTCCGCGTCCTTTATCTTATATCCGTCAGTTTCAGTCATATAATCAGCATCCTTGACTTTGAAACCAACAGAAAAAGCTCCAAGGACACCGTCTTTAATTAATTGAGTTACATCACCTGCAGCTTTAGATATCTTCGCAGATATCTCTAAACCGTTTTCTGTAACTTGTAAATCTTTTGCACGACCAATAGGTTTGTCGTAATTGTGATTAAACAAAATAATTGGATTGTTTTTAAAATTTTCTAATCCACCTTTTGTCCATGCATCACTTTCGATAATATCTCCAGCTCTATCAAGTCCATTAGTACTTGCAGAACCTTTAATATCAACGCCACCGTCTTCTGATTCACCGAGTGCTTTAAAAGTGCTAGTCCAATGATAAATCTTATTTGCCATCTTTCTTCTCCACTTTTTTCTTAGCAGGTGCTTTCTTTTCGACAGGTGCTTCTTTAACTTCTGGTGCAGCTACTTCTACAGGATATCTTTTTGATACCACGCTGAGTACTCTACTCCAAGAACCAAATGCTCTTCTTAATAAATAATCCTTAACAGGAACATCATTTCCTTTTCCTTTATAAGCAGGCAAATCCATAGGACCGCCTTCTGCTTTAAAGTAATCGGAAAGAGCTTTTACCATCATATCTTTTGTCATAATTATTCTTCCTCGCTTGGGGCAGCCTCTGAAGGTCTACCTCCTTGTTCCGGATTTGCCGCAGAACCCGCTATATTAGCAGGTATTCTTGGTTCATCAAATCCATCCACAGGGTCTTTGCCTAAGGCCTCTCTAGCTTCATTGGCACTTAATATGCCTGTGTTTACTAAAGTTGCGTAATAAGCTGCTTGGTCTCTTAACTCTGGTTGTAAAGCAGGAATACCTGTTACATCTTCAGATAGTGAAAAACCAAAAAATCTTTCTAGTGCGTATCCTACTTTTTTGACTATTGGTAAAACAGTTTCTAAGTAGTATAGTCTATGGTTAGGTCTTATGTTTGCGTTATTGCCTCCATCCATTAAAATTGGTGGTATTCCCATAGCTTCTAGAATAATTTTTTCATTTGCTTTTATGGACTCTGCAAAATCTAGTTCTTTAAAATTTATCTTTGTTAAAGCATCAACTTCTAACCCTCCGTCTAATATTAGAGGTCTTCTGCCTCCAGTATTAGGATTATATCTCATACTCCAGGCCTGCATCATTCTTTCTTTTACTTTTTCAGAAAGAGTATTTGGTGATTTTAAGACTAACCCTGGAACTGCTCCATTCTTAAAAAAGTTATCTTGAAAATTTCTCATGCTACCAAGTAGTTGCATAGTTCTGTAAGCTGGTTTTAGCCTTGGAACTCCCCTATAAATTGAATTGAAACTATTTTCTTTTATGTGTATAATTTCATCAGGGCTGTAATCTATTGAGTTATCATATGAATATCTTTCTACATATGTTTTATCATCAGTATGGATTGTTACTTTATCTGCTGGTAAATGATAGAGATGAGCTCCATCAAAGTAAATAAAGATGTTTCCATCTATAAGTAAATCAATTATTAAATTTCTCTTAAAAGCACTAACATCTTGAAAAGGGTTAGGCTCAATATTTAGTAGTAAATTTACTTTTGACCTACGAATATTTTTAAGAACGCTAGTAGTACCTACAAGCTTTTCTCCTACTGCAAAGGGTATTTCAGAAACGTCATCAACAATCATATTGACTGCTCTATTAACGATTTCTAACTGTTCATAAGCATTTCTGTAGTTGGTAACTATTTCCCTTGAGTCAACAGTCATACCCTCATTTCGGGATATTACATATTGAGCAGGATTTAGTTTTTCCTCATCTACTACTGGAGTTCTGCCTAATAATCTGTCATACCATGCCATATTTGTCTCTCTGCTTCTCGACCCATCTTTTTTGTTTCTCTGCGTGTATCAACTTGGGTCGTTTTCCATAAATTGAATGTAATTTCATATGGTGACTGTGGCAGAGTGTTACAGTATCCTCGTAAAGTTCTTTGTAGTGTTCATCAATAAAGGCTTGTCGAATCTCTAGTATTTCTTGCTCGTTTTCAATAATTAATTTTTTCTTTTTTATCCAAGTTTCTAGTAGTTCTGTAAGCCCGTGATAGTGATGAAAATCTAACTGTTCGGTACTTCCACAGATATAACAATCGCTTGATTTTTTATATTGTGATTTCGCTTTATCTCGTACGTATTTAACTAAATCTCTTTTGAAATTCATATTTCTACTCTTAATTAGAATTATACCAAAAACATACAGCAAATGTCAAGAACTGTTTTTTGTAGGTGTTATTAGAACGTTGTGGCTGTAGTTTCAAATGTATATAACGCATATCGCATAGCATCCGCCATATGGGATGCCATATTATGCTTTGGTTTCTCTTTTAATAAATTAGGGTTTGGATCCCATTGATATTGGTCTAATGATATTAAGGCTTCTTTGCAGGACTGGTTAACAATAAGTTCATCATTATCAACTACTGTTGCAACATGTCCTATACCATCAAGTACTGATTTTTTAGCATTGATAGTACTAATATCATAGTTTTGTGCAAAGTCGTATCTTGTTTGTTGAGCGGCAGAATCAATATAAATATAGTCAATATCCCATTTATGAATTAATTTTTGGATCTGCATTGCATGGTGTTCTGTAGTCTTCTCGGCATCCATATATTCATCTATTAGATAATATTTTCTTTTATCCCAGTCGTAAGCAATTACACAAAATGCTGTAGGGTCTTTATAACCTACGTCAAGACCTGCAAAAACATCCATCTGACTAACATCAAGTTGGGATAAATCTGCTATACATTCTTCATGATTAAATGCCCAGACTTGACCTTCATAGACATTAAAGTCTGCTAAGTACTCTTGTGCAAATTCATTCTCAGACATTGTTTTCTTTGCTTCAATAATATCTGATTCTGCTACACGAGGATTCTCATGCCAGGTTGCTTTTACTGAACACCACTCTGGAAACTCATCACTAAAACCTCTGTAGTAAAACTCAGCAAAATAATTATTTCTACCCCTTGGAGTAGATATAAAGATTGCTTTTGAGTTTTCTTTGTCTAGTGTGGGCCTGAGCGCAACATTGAAAGCATCCCTCCCGTCTGTGAGAGCGGCCTCGTCGAATATGATGAGATCGTATGACCTACCCACAACCGAATCAACTTGGTTAATGGAACCCATACGAATTGTAGAATTATTTGAAAGTTCAATAACTTTATCTTTTGCATTGTCTCTAAGTACCTCTAAATCAAAATGTTTAATAAGATTTCTTTGCAAATCAAATGAGATTTGCGATAATGAATAGTTAGGTGACATTAATAGTACATGACTGTTTGGTACTAAACAAACTAGTTGTCCTATTATATTTGAAATATAAGTTTTACCTTGACGACGAGATATAGCCGCACAAACGAATCTATATTTGGGATTGTTAACAGCATTTATAATTGCTTTTTGGGATGAGTTAGGTTCTATACCTAACAGTTCAAGATACTCCATTATGGGTAGTTTAATGAAACGACTTTCAGGACTTAAGTCCATAAGATAGTCGCCTAGTATATCTGTACGGCTAATTTCTATCAATGTATTGTCTCGTCAGGGAAATAATTATCATCTGAATCTACTAATAAATCCAGCTCTTTTAGTTTAGTATAAAGGTAGCAGTAAGTAGCCGATACTGTTTTTATCTTCTTTTCTGCTGGTGATAAGTCTCTAAATTCTTCTACTTTCATCAAATCTTGTAGCATCTTTCCTGCATGAACTACGCCTTCTTCAAGCCATAGTTTTGTTCCGTTTGCAGTTGTCATTATCTTCTCCTTCTTTTTAATCCTAATGTTCTTTTTTGTGATCTGGGTGGACGCTTCTTAGAGCCTCCTTTACCTGCCCAAAACACCTTGTTTGCCCAGTACGCTGCAGAAGACTTTCCCTTTCTTATGTTTTTGGCATGTCTTGCCTTAAAACTTCTTCTTGCTTCTGGACTATAGTTATGGCCCATTCCTTGAGCCCCAAATCTTATAATCTTTACTTTTCCACCAACTTTTACAGCTACTACTGCTTTTTTGGTTTTATGATTTGGGGTTCTTTTTGGCTTATTAAGTCCGCTAAGACCTGCTTTTTTTAACCTTGCTTTTTCTGCTGCTGTTAGTGCCATCTTTCATCCCTATAAGTAAAGATTTCTTTACTACTTTGTCGAGTCTACCCGACTTCATAATTTTATTGATTTGTTTTAGAATACTATCTTCTTCTCCTTCTCGTCAATAAAGTAGAAGGTGTTTTCTTTCCAAACTTTGCTCTTTTAGGGTTGACTGTTTTACCAAATCTTGGCCCTACTGCTTTTGGTGCTGCACCATAAAATCCACCTGGTGTGGACATTGGTGACTTAGTATTTACATAAGTTCCAGCTGCTGCATTTAAATCACGAGTTAAACCTCTTTTCAATACATGCTTTCTTAGCTTGGAAGTTGAGTGGACACTTGGTCCGCTTAAAAATCCGCCTTGTCTTGCCATTTTTAATTCCTATCTACTCTTAGCGAGTACTTTGGCTTATTAGCCTGTTAATGAGAACCTTATTATCTGGGGTTCTCGGTAAATTTAATAACTTTTTTAGTTGGCAGCCATACTCTAGTTCTAAGTGAACTGCCGCTTTTAATCTTTGTGATAAATCTAATACTTTTTCAATCTCTTGAGTTAGATTATTCATATTTTACTTCTTCTTTCGACGTCTCCGTTTAGTAAAAGTACGTACGTTAGTGGGTCTTCCACCAACGCCTTGAGGTACTGCCCTCTTACGGCGAACTGCCGACCTTTTCTGAGCTTTGCTCATTGTTCTTGCACGTGCTAAAGGTACACACTTTGGGTATCCTTTTCGTGAAGTTTTTGCAGACTTCCGTCCACAGGGTTGATACCTACCCTTTTTCTTAGGTCTAGATATATCTACCCATTTTTCTTTGAACCACTTTGATAATCCGCCTTTAGGTTTAGCCATTTTTTGCTTTTTGTTCAGCTGCTATCATTTTATCTTTGATATCTACTGACCCGTCCCAGTTTTTATCTTTTCCTGTGACTATATTTAATATTTGTGTTAGTTTAAGTTTAAACCAATTTATCATTTTTTCTTTTTCCTTGCAACGCCCATTCTGTATCGTCCGCCACGCTGCTTATATGTTTTTACTAACCACCCATTTGCGTATGCACTTGGATAGACCTTAAATTTTCTTTTTGCTTCTGCCTTTACTCTTGCGTATAGTGCAGGGTTGGTTGGCACAGGCCTTTTCTTAGCGACCTTCCTTTTTCTCTTTCTTACTGCCATTTCTTAATTCCATTAATCTTGCCCTGTCCTGTTGTATAATAATAGGTTGAGGCGTTTGATTGTTTCCACCTTTTGAAAAAGATGGGTGAGACCATAAATATTCACAAGTGTCCTGGACTTCATTTCTTTTCTCCACTATGGAGTCCATTTCGTCAAGAGTCTGATTCTCACCCATTGTGTAGATGATCACCTCCCATGGTTGCTCGTTCCAGTTAGATTCGTTTTCTATAAGAGTATCTAACTTGAAGGGAACAATATTTGTAGTACCTGCTATAAATGATTTATAAGACCAGGGACATACGTCTTTTATTTTCCTAAAGTACCATAGCCAGACGGTAAAGTCTGGTAGAGGTTTAGCCTCTTGAACGCTTCTTCTTTCCACCCTTTTTCTTTTTCTTCTTCTTACCCATACCTTTTTGCTTTGCTAAGATAGCTCTTTGTAAAGCTTTTGGTAGTTTCTTTTGTTTAGCAGTTAATGCCATTTAGTGCTCCTATGTCCAACGCGGTGGTTTGTCTGGACACTCCGCCCATCTTATTTTTGTTTTGAGGGGCATAAAACAACTACAAAGTTCACAAACTTTCCACTTTTTTAAGTGTGGACATTGTTTGCAAATATTGTATCTTTCTTCAGGTGTTTTCTTTTTCACCTTAAATTTTTAGGTAATTTTTGTCTCTTATTTCTTTGAAGATTTGTTTTTCTTGCAAGTAGTCTTTTTACTCTAGCGGAGAGAGGAGATGCTTCTGGTTCTGCTCCTTTTCCTTCTTGTACTGTTCCTGACTCTACTTGTTTGACTGCATCTTTTAATGCTTCTTCGATTGAGTTTGACATTTATTCTCCTTTTTCTCTTTTTAATGCAATTTTTGCATTTTCTAATTTAGTAAAGCCATGAGTCTCTCCTTTCCAAACAAACTTATAAAGTTTGCTGTCTTCAAATATTACTCCCTCTTCAACTTTTTTAGTCTTAGTAGCTTTTATGTCTTTTGTTTGATAATCTTTTTTCATGTTTTCTCCTAACCATGCATTGCGAACATAGTCCATATGATGCCAGCGCCCGCTACAATAAGGGTGCCTGATACGCTAATTAATATTGTTTCTATTCTGCTTACAGAGTTTTCGATGTCGTCAAACTTATTAAAACAAGTTTTCCACCGTTCTGCGCATACAGCTTCATGCTTGGCAAGCTCTGCGGCCACTTCATTAGCATCCATAATAATTCCCTTAAACTTTTGAACATTTTTTGTTCTTTCATAATTATAGCAAAATGACAACTAAAAGTCAAGTACTATTTTCTGATGGTGTATATTTTAACTGGCTCAGACTTGCCTTTTACCGTCACTTCGTCAAGAAACTCGTAGTCAAAACCGTCAACTAAACTGTGCTCAGATATGATTAAATCCGCATCGTAGTCTTTACAAGAGGATTCTAATCGTGCTGCTAGATTAACGGCATCACCAAGTACGCTATAGTCGAAACGAGTACTAGACCCAAAATTTCCAACAACACATGGTCCTGTGTTGATTCCAGCCCCTGTGTTAATTTCGTCAAGGCCTTCTTCCCTGAGTTTTTCATTTAATTCTCCTAATGCTATTCTCATTTCGATAGCACACTCTGTGGCTTTTCTTTCTTGTTCTTCTACATCTAAGGGAGCATTCCAGAAAGCCATGATGCAATCTCCCATATATTTATCTATTGTGCCTTCATGTTTCAAAATTATTTCAGTCTGATTGTCTAAAAAGCGGTTAATTAAATGAGTAAGACCTTGAGGGTCTTTTTGGTATTTTTCGGAAATTGGTGTGAATCCTCGAATATCTGAAAAAAGAAAAGTGAGTCGTTTTGTCTCCCCACCCAATCTCAGTAATGTGGGGTCGTCCTGTAATTTTTTTACCAAGGCCGGACTAACGTACGTGCCAAATTGTTGTTTAATTTGTAATCGAAGCAAATATTGCGTAATGAAATTACGGAAACTTTCAATAGCCCAGAAAACGAATGCGATTAAAACAGTTCCAGAAACATCAACCAAGTAAGAAGATTTCCACATTTCCAGCGTAAAGTAAATAAGCCCCCCAATAGTTAGTAATAAAACTGGAACTGATAACCATATACGAGATGCAGTAATCGAAAGTAATAGTAGAGCTAAAAGGGCGGCTCCTAACTCTACTGCTACATTCCATGTCGGGATGGATGGACTGTTTCCCTCTATTAAAGAGTGGAGAACATTTGCTTGGATTTCGTGCGGATATACAGCTCCTTGTGCTGTGGGCACTGGGTTAGTTACTCCTTCCGCTGTAACCCCAAAGATAACAAAAGGTGCTGGTATTGGGCTTTCCATATACTCTGATGCAGTTTGTCTATGAAATTTTATATTTTGTTGTACCCAAACTCTACCATTTGCATCAGTATTTACTAGTGGATAGTTTGGTATTCTTAACCATTCTATTCCTGTTTCATTAGTCTTAATTTGATAACTTGGGTCGCCTACTGCTACTCTTAACATTTCGAGGGGAAAACTTGGATATAGTTTATTTCCGCTTCCTACGACTACTGGCATGCGCCTGACGACGCCGTCTATTTCTGGACTTGAGTTTATTAAGCCTACGCCCTCTGCGTTTAGCTGTAAGATTGATAGTTGTCGTAAAATTCCCGGATAGTTCAATAGCCATGGTAATGGATTCTCCCCTAATTGAGCTGTACCTACATGAGGTCCTGACTCTGTTGCTTGAGTGGAAGCTGCATACGCTAACACAGTTGGTTTATCAAACATTACCGCTCCTAATTTATAATCATTAGTAGGGTCACGTAAGTCGGGGTCAGGCATTAGTATAGTTAGACCAGATACACCTTCGGTTCTGTCTATCATACTTGCAAATAAACTTCTTGGTAGAGGATACCCTCCATAAGCTTCTACTATTTCTTCGTCCAGATCGACAAGAAGTATATTTTCGTTTTGAATTGTTGGGGAGTTTGACATTAAGTAATCGAATGTACTTAGTTCAAGTATTTTAAAAGGGTAAGGATTCCAGATAAGAAGTGCTAGTAAGGAGAGTCCTATGCTTGGGCTTATTAATTTATTCATTAGTATTTATATGATATAGGTTGCTTAGTACTGCAGCCGTTAGAGTTATGTTCATTGCGTTTATATACCACTGGTCTTCTGGGTACTCGCTAAAAAGCCCTAAATGATATAGAGAGTATAGTACTATAGTTTTTTGTATTATTAACTCTTCAAGTTCTGGTTTTGCCGGAAGTAAATAATTAGCTTCTGCTAAAGTATTTCTATTCTCCATAGCATATATCGTAGTAGCAACATCTAATGTATTTATTACTGCAAAGTATTTATGTCTTGGATTTTGAAAATCAAAATTGTAACTATACTCAGAAGCCTTTATTCTTTCCGCATCTTCCTTCATTTGCTCAAAGTTAAAATCATAAGCCTCTAGTTGAATAAATAATCCTAGGAGTAGTAATTTTTTCATTGTTGTGTAATAGATATTGTTTTTGTACAATCAGCTGTACAATTGAAAGTTGCGGTATATGTTTGATTTGTAGCTCCAAGTTGAGTTACATCTACATCATATCCTGTTGTATAGAATTTCATATTTGCTACGTGAGCTCCTGTTCCATATTGTGTTAAATCTACTTCATTATCAGAGTTGTAAAAAAAGATGTCTGCATCCTTATTACCACTGCCATACTGAATTACAGTAGCCGAGTTATTGTGCGCACCACCATTTCCATAAATATAAGAATTATGTTGACCAGTCCCATACTGATTAACAGTAATATTAGAATCATCACCGAAATAGAATATTTTGCTATATTTGTTGTTTCCTGTTTGAGTAGTTGAATAAACATTGTCGTCTCCTGAGCCTAATGCTTCTGCATGGTTGTCGTTGCCTGTTTGAGTAATAGTTACTACATTGTCGTCTTCATCTTGGTCAATATATGCATAATTATCATTGCCGTCTATAGTTACAGTAGAAGAATTTCCTATATTGTTTGACCACACAGTATACATCTTAACTGTATTACTGTTGCCTTCTATAGTACTACTCCATACGGCATTTGTGCAGCTATGAGCGCTATAGGAAGCTCCTGTTAGAGTTCCACCTGAATTTGCTCCACAAAGAATATAAGTAGTATTACCATTTCCTACTTGCTTAGTAGTAATTTGATTATTTGTTCCTTTTGTAATAATCGTAGTAGAGTTATCCCCAGCAAAGCTAAGGGGACTGATTAATAATAATAACGTTATCACCCGCACCATTGATATTTACCTCCAATATTACTCCTGCGTTGTTTATATATAAATAAGTACCTGCATTTGTATCGATACCTATGTCGTAATTGTTCTGTCCTTCATGTACAAAGTAAATCATTCCTTCTTCCACAAAAGTGTATGTTTGATATACAGGGTCAAAACCTGCTATTATACCTTCGAGTTCTACTCCATTTAATTCTGAAGTTTGTCCTTTCTTTTTGCTTGTTGTTTCTACAAGTGCTAGTAAATCTACTAGAAACTCTACACTTAGCAAATCGATGTCTAGTCTTGTAACTTCTTTGTCATCTTCGTCACATTCCTCTACTAGAGCATCACAGTTTAAGTCTGGTGCATCTTCAAAGAAGTCTTTATCTAAGTCTGCGGTAGGCGAGACTCCTGCTTCTTGTTCTTCGATTGCTTGTTCAACTTCTTCAGGTCTTTGAACAATTAGCATATTGTCAATTAGTCCAAGTGTGAGACCTCCAAGAGTTACAGCTTGTGTGGGTGGTTGTTCCCACGCTGAAACCATTGTTGCTTGAAAAGGCTCATTAAGTACCTCTACTCCAGATGCAGTTGTTACTGTTATCTCTCCTGAAGAGTTTCCATTCTCATCTGGTAGTAAGATTACTAAACTTCTACCTAGTTCATCTACTGTTGTTGTAAAATCTGTTCCACGAATACCTATCTTAGCTGTAGGAGTATTAATAGTTATGTTTTCTTTATTAATTTTTCCAAAAGCACCCGAAATGAATCGAGCTGTTCCAGATGCCATGTTAAGAGCCATTTTACTCTTTGCTGGGTCTGGGTCAAAGATATATTCATCTATAATTAACTTTGAGTGTTCTGTTAGTTTAACTATAGAATCATCTAGAAACTGTATCGCGAGTCTTCCGTTTCCTGTTCTTACATCATCGTAGGAAAAAATATCTGAAGCTATCTCCGCACTGAAAGAATCATTAGAGTTTACTCTAGTAATTTCTCCATTGCCTTTTAGTTCAGATATTTCTCCTATCTCAATTGAAAAGGCTGGTATACTAAAAAGTATTAACAGCCAGAAGCGCATTGATCTACATCAATAGTACCATTTGAAGTGGTAGATATTATATTCGCAACGTTTGTACTTGCAGTATCAGTTTGGTCAATCGTAACAGTATTCGAGCTACCAGTTAAAGATGCTGTGATTTGATGGTCAGCAGAACCTGTCTGAGTAGTAGTAATACTATTACTGTTTCCACTAATAGTCCAATTATTTATACAACCCACAACTTCGCAAGTACCTGTTACAGCATTTGAAGTTCCTGTTATAGTAAAGTCAGTGTTAGCTCCGGTAGCTGTCGAAGCAGCACCCTGAGTCCATGTAAGAGCATTACTGTCACCGATTGTAATATAGTCAAAATCAGAACTAGCAATGTCTCCGGTAGCTCCACCTGCTAAAGTAGCAGTGTTACTATCACCAGTGACTTTATAAGTCCAACTAGATGAGTTGCCTTGAAGTAGTGAGGCCAAGAAGGTGTTAGTATCACCAATCTGGTCTATATCTACTGTCATTGAAGTACCTGACAAAGTAAATCTATTGTCGGTTTTACCAACTGTGTTAGTAGCACCTATTTGATCAATAGTAAGTGTAAGTCCTGTACCTGTTTGAGTAATATATAAATCATTATTACCCGCAAACGCTGTAAAAGATAGACATATCGCGAATAGTCCAATTATCTTTTTCATTCTTTCTCTCCCAGGCTTGAGTAATTAAAATCCCAAACCTCTTTTTCGAGTCCTTGTACAACTAAGCCATATACAGCGGCTTCAATAGCAGCTCTTACAGCTTGGCCAACAGCCTCGTTCTCTGTACTACCACTTTCGATTTCGACAAGTTCTGTACCAAGTTCTATGAACCTGAATACATCGCCCCCACCTCCTGTGGATAGTATAGTTTTTGTGGTTGTAACATTTAACAAGACTTCCCCTGTTTGAACTAATACAGCTCTTAATGTTACTGTAACGATGTCTTCACGATATTGATTTTTCATACCGATACCTAAGTATCGAGCACCGTTACCCCCAGTTCTTATGTTAGTATCATAACTAACAATACCACCTTCTATAATCATTCCTGCATATAGTAGTGGTTTTAAAATTGTTTTTCCATCTGCTCCTTTGTTGTAACTTTCAAAAGTACTTCTCACAAGTTGTCTTTCTTTTGTTAAAGAGTCTAATCCGCTTCTTTCTACAACTACAAACCAGTTTCCTCTACCAGCATCTCTTAAAGCTTCAATTAGAATGTGATGAGCTCCCTGAGTTACTGCAGTACTAAAACTTGCAATGTTATCTCCGCCTTTTCTTTGACCTGTGTTATCTCCAAAGCTGTACACTGCTACAACAGTCTTCTGGTTTGGATAAGGTAAGTTAAGTAATTGTTGTGTAGCACTTGGTTGTATCACGGGGCCTGTCTTACATACCATTCTATCTGTGCCTGTTTTTGCTACTCCAGTTACAACATCTTTTCCAAAGCCTTCTTCAAATCTATAGCAATTATCCTGTTGCACTCCAAATGAAGCACATCCAGTAAGCAAGAATAAAATACTAACCAGTCGTACAGTCACTAAAACATCCTCCAAAGCTTCCTACAGGTATTTCGATAGTTGTTGTTGAGAGCAATACTCCATCCATCCATTCTTCGACTACGAGAGTAATAGAGACTCCATTGTTTGTCCAAATTATTCTGTTTCCTTCAAGCCATATCTCACCTGTGACAGGGTTTTCTAATGTGCCAGGATTTGTATAGTCAAAAAGAGATTCTGATATATCCTTTGCAAGTGTTGAGTATATTCTTGATTCTAAGTTTCTTAAAAATTTAGCAAGAGTTGTGTTATCTGCTTCTCTTTGAGCTTCGTCTAGAGCATCCTGTGCTTTTTGAGCAAGAGCATCTTTTCTTGTTCTTTCTTGCTCATCAATTGTCAAATAGTGTGCGGATTGATTAATCCCACTAAAACTTGGCGAGCCAAACTTATGTACTAATTCTGTTGCATTACTTGTTGTTACGATTAGTAGTGTTATTATTAAATTTTTTCTCATTTTCTTTCATTTGTAAAACAGTGTTTACCTTTTGCTGGAGACGAATCATATCGTTGTCAAGCATTCTTATTTGGTCAATTAGTTTTATTAATGCAAAATGCATTTCCTTTACAGCGGGGCCAATAACATTTATCATAGTTTGCCATACATAATAAACAAAATAACCTAAACCAACCATCGCAACTATAGGGAAACCATATTGCTGTATACTTGTTATTAACGATTCCATTTATTATCTATCCATACTTTATAAGTATATAATAGACCTATCCAAAAAGTAAATAGTATGCCGTCCCAGTATGATAAGCTATCCCAAGCACTTACTACATCCATTATCCGTTATCCTTTATATACTGTTTTATTGCTCCTACAGTCACTAAAGTTTCTGCATCTTCATCTGCAATTTCTATATCGTGGTCTGTTTCAAGTTCCATTATTAACTCTACGGTATCAAGTGAATCCGCTCCTAAGTCTTCTACTAAATGCTTGTCATCTGTTACTTCAGACACATCTATTTTTAATTTTCTTGCAATCATTTGTTCTATCATTAGTCTCTCCTTACATCGAGCTTACCGTCTTCGACAAAATTTTCTGCTCTTGCTATTCTGTCTAAATCTGGTGTTAATTCTAGTGCGCTAGATACGCTTGTGTCTAGTCTTATAATGTCATTGTTCATAGTTTTAATTCTTGTTACCAACATTTCGCAAAATCCTTTCAAAGTACCAATTTGATTCACTACTCCACTCATTATTTGTTTCATAATGATGAAAATAAAGCCTCCCATCAATACTGCAGCTGCAATAGGAGCTCCTACTTTGCTAATTAAATCGAAAATATCCATGAGTTTACCTTAAACATGCCGAGCATAGCAAAAAATACTGTAATTTGAATAATTGAAGCATAAGTTATCTGCTTCATGGGGTGAACATTTGTTAATTTTTCTACCCATGACTCTGAAGGGGATAAATTTACGACTTGTAGTATTTTCTTTTCCATTTTTATTTATCCTTTAACAATTTTTTCATGAGTTCACCATAATTTCCTTGACCAAAAGGCATTTCTGCACTATTGATTTGGACATTGGTCTGGTTTTTGATGTTTGCTGCTCGTGCTTTTTCTAATTCTGTTTGAGCTTTCATCTCATCCATGCGAATTTTGTGTGAAAGGGCAACTAAATCTGCAATATCTTTGTTAGTGTATACTTCACTTTCTTCTGCTTCTTCGAGTTTGCGGTCAATAAGGTCATCAAGGACTTCGGCTAATTTAAAACGGTTTCGATACCCCGTGTCTAGATATATTTGGTCGATGTATTGCTTCACCTCTCTTTTAGCTAAGTATTCTGATACTTTTCCTTCGTCAATTCGTAGTCTGATTGATACAGCTTTTACGTTACCGACTTCGAGATATGCGTTTGCAATTTCCAGTCCTTCTGGGCTTATTCTTGTAGATATTTGATTCTTTGCCATATGTGAATTATAACAAAACTTGACATGAATGTCAAGAAGTATTTTTAGTAGGTGTGATTTTTAAGTGTTAGATATGTTTAAATATATGTGTTGCGGCATCAACAGTCCAACCATTTCCTAAAGCTTTATAGCGTTGAGTGTCTGATACTCCTTTTGTATAATTGTCTGGAAGAGTTTGTAGTCTTTCGCACTCAATTGGAGTAAGTTTTCTGATTCTGTCTTGATAATTTATATAACCATTTGAGTAACCATTAGACCCCGCACATAAAGTAGGAGAAGGTTTATTTATATCGTGAACTCTATTACCTTGTCCTTTGTATGTAGGATTTAAATATTTTCCTCCATCATACTTTGACATTGCATTTTCTGTAGCATCATATTTCTTATCTGCATTTTCTTCTAGTATATCTTGTAGTATTAATCTTTTTGGGTAAGGTAAACCAACATTTGGTATATTTGTCCAGTAGTAACGCTCTCTATGTTGTCCTGAAACTAAACTTGAATTTATAAGTATAGGTTCGACTTCCATATATTCTGTAATTATATTGACCCACTCTTGTTTCATTTTTACATTCTCTAACAAGAAGTATTTAGGTTCTAAATCCACCATAGCTTGTACAAATTCAAAGAAGAGTTTACTACGCTCGTCTTCAAAAGCTAAACCTCCTCCTGCATTAGAGAAGCCTTGACAAGGTGAGCCTCCGATTAATAAATCTATTTTAGGTAATCTAGAATAATCTATGTTTAGTACGTTTCCTATTTGGCGCATGTCTGGATGGTTGTTATGTGCTATAGATATAGCGTGAGTATCTATTTCCGAAGCGTAGTACTCATCTATAGGTACTTCTGCCCGTTCTAAAGCTACTTTTCCACATGCTATTCCATCAAATAAACTTAATACTTTCATAATGTAAGTATATCAAATTTGAGGGAAAATGTCAAGGATTATTTTAAGAAGGTATCATTATGATACGCTGTGTGCGTCTTTTTTGCTTTTTCAAAAAATCCAAATGAGTACGTGTTAGGGGGTGCTGTGGTCAGGCAGATTAAGAGGTCTAATAACCCCCCTGTACAAAAATTGTACAGGCCTGGAATTTTGAATGACTGTATAAAAATTGTACAGGCCTGGAATTTTGAATGACTATCCCAGATATAGGATCCACAGATTTTGAATGACTTTAGCAGCTTCAACTAATGCAAATTTATATTACAAATTTGTTGAATCAAATATGTAAATAGATGTATAATCTTATATAGAGATTGAAGAAATCGTAAGCGAGGAAACCAAAAAGGGATTACTCATGCACTAAGCGAGGAAACCAATTGCTACCCTTGATGACTAGGGGAACTCTCGGAATAACGAGACTAAACAAAAATTAAAAACTTACTAAAAAGGAGAATTATGAAAATACAAAAAATGAGCAAGGACGACTTAATCAAGAATATTGAGAAAGCTGAAAACTTGCTAAACAATAAGAGGTGGATTAAACAGCAAACAAAATTTTGGATTGGGGTTTATATTAATCACCTTGCTAAACTTAGAATTGAACTTAAAAAAAGGGGGTAATATGGAAATATTAAAATCA